ATGACTCTGAAAGCGCTAGTCCGTGAGCGTATTGAGGCAGGTAAAGAAATGCCAACGGAAATCTTTGGGGTATTCTCAGAGAATAAGACAACAATAAAAAGGAACAAATAAACATGAACCAAGTAGCAGAAAAAAAAGAAGGCGCATTAGCAGCAAATCTATTTGAAGCTGATGCAAATCAAGGCACTCAAAATATATCGCAAGAAGATCTTGCGTTACCATTCTTAAAAATTTTGGGTCAACTATCTCCAGAGGTAAACAAAAGAGATGGTAAATATGTCGAGGGCGCAGAGCCAGGCAAAATAATAAATACTGTAACTAATGCATTGTATGACACAATTAATGTCATACCTGTTTTTTACAAAAGACAATACATAGAATGGCAAGACAGAGGTACCTCAGGAAGCGGTGCACCTGTTGCAATTCATGACGCAGACAGTGATATTGTTAATCAAACCACAAGAGGTAAAGATTACAAAGATAGATTACCAAACGGTAATTATCTTGATAACACTGCAAGTCATTTTGTATTGACTGTAGGAGACAATCCATCAACAGCGTTGATCTCTATGAAATCTACACAACTTAAAGTTAGTAGAAAATGGAACTCAATGATGATGGGTATTAAAATGCAAGGTAAGAACGGTTTATTTACACCGCCAACTTATAGCCACATTTACAAACTATCCACAACTCAGATGTCTAACGACAAAGGAACGTGGTTTGGTTGGGATGTATCTAAAGTTGGTCCTGTAGAAAATGCAGATCTTTACGGCACGGCAAAAGCTTTTGCTGAGTCTGTTGGTAAAGGTGAGGTGCAAGCTAAACACGGTACAGAAGAGAAGACTAACTCTCCTTACTAATCGAATCCTAGGTAGTGGGCGTCGAAGCGAGAGTGGAGTCGCCCACGAAAATTAATTGTATATTTATTATGGTAGAAAAGTTTAGAAAGATATTTAAAGGTTTGGAAGAAAGATTTGGGTACCATGTACTTGATCAAAGCAACGGTGACGGTAAGAAATCTGGCACTTCATTTACATCTTCTTACGCACATACAGAAGAAATGTGGAAGGCACACTTAGAAGGAAATAAGTTTAGTGTTAAAACAAAAACAAAAGTTATAGAAGCAGATAGTTTAGGTCTTTGTCCTATTACAAGCGACAGTAAATGTACTTGGGGTGCAATAGATTTAGATGAATATAAACCTGACGTTAAAGAATTATATAAAAAAATAAAAAGTTTAAATGTACCGGTAATACCATTTAAATCTAAAAGCGGTGGTATACACGTTTACATTTTCTTAACAGAAGAAGTCCCTGCATTATTATTAAGAGAAAAATTACATTCAATAAAAAATATATTTGGAGATTGTAAACCGGATAAAATATTTCCTGTGCAAAAATATTTGAATCTTGAAAAAGGTTCAGCAGGTAGTTGGATTAATCTTCCATACCATAACTACAAAGATACTGTGAGGTATATGATAAAGGAGGATGGCTCTAGGGCCACCCTGGAAGAGTTCTTTGAACACTATGAAAGAAATACAGTAACTCCCAAACAACTCAAAACATTAAAATCAAACATAGACGAAGGAGACTCTGGAGAATGGTTCCAAGATGGTCCTCCTTGTATGCAAGCACTTGCAAAATTTGGTGTACCTAAAAGTCAAAGAAACGAAGTTTTATTAGATATGACTAGGTATGTAAAACAAAGATATCCTGAAGATTGGAAAGATAAAACTTTAGAGTACAATAAACAATTCTTTGAACCTAAAGGAAAAGGTATGGGTTTTAGTGAGGTAAGTGGAGTCATAGGTTCTAGAGAGAAAAAAGATTATGTGTATAGATGTGATCAAGATTGGTTAAAAAGTTATTGTAACAAAGAAGAATGTATTAAAAGAAAGTTTGGTATAAGCGGGTCATTAAGCAGTGAATTAGTATTGGGACCTTTATCTTATGTAACATCTAACCCTAAAATTTGGTATCTAGGTTTTAATGGTGAAGAGGTAGGTCTATCGTCAAAAGAATTAGTTAAACAAGATTTAGCAAGGGAAGCTGCAACAGAACAAACAGGTAAGACACCACCTAAAATTAAAAATTGGGATATGCAGCTACGAGCACTTCAAGAAAAAGCTACAGAAATAGATGCACCAGAAGAAAGTTTACCAACGTTTAGATTAAAAACAAGTTTAGAAAGTTTTTGTTTTAATACTAGAGTAACTAAAGACAAAAAGAAAATACTACTGGGCAGACCTTTTGAAGATGAGTCTTCAATTAAATTTACGTTTGGAGACTTTTTTAAATATATAAAATCTGATGAATGGAATATTACTCCAGACATTACACACCAAATGTTAAAAAAGATTCCTGGTATTACAAGAGATAAATTTCATATTAAAGAAGGTGTTAAACGATGGGTGTATGTTTTACACAAGGAACAGTTTGACAATGAACCTGAAGTAAAACAAGAAGTTCCAGAGTATGTTAGCAAAGAAAAAGAAAGTCCATTTTAATGTTAGATAGATTTTACAGGAGAAGGTATAAAATATTAGGTGGTCCCGGTTGTGGTAAAACAACTAAGATATTAGAAATCTTAGCTGACTATATTAAAGGAGGTATAAACTTAGATCAAGTTTTATTGATTGGTTTTGCTAAAGCAACAGCACAAGAATTACAGGCCAGGGTTATTAAAAAAGGTTTACTCACAGAAAAACAAGCTGAATCAATTAAAACAATACATAAATTTTGTTTTGATCACATAGGTAAACACGACATCTTAAATTCTAGTGTAAAAAAAGATTTTAAAAAAAGAATGGCTTCTGATCCTGACACTTGGGTTATGCTAGATGATGAAAAGTATGACAGAGAGGATGATGTGCCTGCAGGGTGGAGTGAAAAAGAAGATAAAAAAATGGCTACTTATTATGAAGTAATAAGTAGAGCGCACCACAAAATAGGTTTTGACAAGAGACATAAGTATAAAAATGATTTAGAAAAAGTTTTAGATTTTTTTGGAGAAAGTGAAAACGACAAATATAAAAATGTACACACAGCGCAATTAACTTATTTTTATACTAATCTTAAAAAATTTAAAAGCCAGACAGGTGTTATTGATTTTGACGATATGTTATTAAAAGCTTTGTACCCTACAGTAGAATTTCCGTCTTATAAGTTAGTATTAGTTGATGAGGTCCAAGATCTTTCAAAATTAGAGTGGCAAGTCATATCTAAAATAGCACGAAAAACTGAAGAGTTATTTTTAGTTGGTGATGACGATCAAGCTATATATGGATGGAAGGGGTCAGACGTTCGTTTATTTCAAAAATGGCCTTGTAAAAAAGAAAACGTTACACGTTTAGAGACATCTTATAGGCTTCCAGGGAAGATATATGATTTTGCTTTAAGTATAAGGGATGAAATAAATAATAGGTTAGGTAATGAATTTACTTGTCAAAAAAGAATAGATCCAGAAAATAAAGATGAAGGACATATTGCTTACATAAATGGTTTGGATGAAATAGAGGGTTTAAACAAAGACTCAGAGATTATTTTTTGTGCAAGAGCTAACAATCTTCTCAGGCCTTATGCCGATTTTTTAAAACAAAACAATTTAATATGGTTAGAAAAATCACAAAGCATGGACGATAGGGGTAAATTTAAAAGTTCTTTCCCCGACGGTTGTAAAGAAGCTATAGAGTTTTGGCACACTTTACAAGAAGGACACTCAATTAAAGGTACAAGCTATATAAAAATGGTTAAACAAATGAACGTAGAATTTATCTCTGAAAGAAAGAAAACTGCTTTATCTAAAAAAGATACAGCGCCAATAGAATTATATGAAGCAGACAAAATGTTTTCGTATGAAGAATTAAAGAAAAAATTTTATCTTAACGCTCCCTTAGAAAAAATGTGGCATGAGATTTTTTATTTTGATACCACAAGAGTTCAATCAGCTAAAAAACCTAAAGCTATATTTAAAGATAGAGAAGACTTCAATGATTATCTAAAAGGTTGTTGGGAAAAAAATAAAAATTTAACGACAGAAATCACATTATCAACTATACATGGAGTAAAAGGAAAAGAAGCTGACAAAGTAGTCTTGGCCGTTGAGTGGGGTTTTTCATTAAATGCGTACAAAAAAGGTAATCAACAAGTTGAAGATGAAGAAGTTAGAGCCTGTTATGTAGGTGTTACTAGAGCTAAAAAAGAATTGTACTTGTTTGAATTTCCTGGACAATACAAAAACCCTTTTCCATTATTACAAACTTACTTAGGAGAAAAATATGACGGATGATACTATATTTGATGATGCGTTTCCACAAGATAAACAAATTGGAGGATCTCATTATAAAAAATTTAAAATACAACCATACGAATTTATTTCAAAGAATGATTTATCATTCTTTCAAGGCAACGTTGTGAAATATGTTTGTAGATATTTACACAAAAATAAGATAGAAGATCTTGAGAAGATCAAACACTATTGTGATCTAGAAATTAAAAAGATGAAAGATACGAAATGATACAAAAACCTTTATTTGCTGCACAGACAGAATGGTTTCCACCAGATGATTTTCCAGACTTATCAAAGTATGATGAGATTGCAATTGACTTAGAAACTAAGGACCCAGATCTAAAAACAAAAGGTTCTTCTTCGATGAGAGGACAAGGTGATGTAGTTGGTATTGCAATAGCTGTTAAAGATTGGTCAGGTTATTATCCCATTGCACATGAATCAGGACCTAACATGGAAAGAAAAAAAGTTCTTGGTTGGTTTGCAGATGTACTTAAAACAAAAGCAGATAAAGTATTTCACAATGCTATTTATGATATGTGTTGGATACATAGACTAGGGCTCACGGTTCACGGAACAGTTGTTGATACAATGATCATGACTTCTTTAGTTGATGAAAATAGATTTAGATACGACTTAAACTCTGTAGCACAACACTACACAGGGATGGGTAAAAACGAATCCGCATTACAAGAAGCAGCAAAAGAATGGGGTATTGACCCTAAAGCAGAGATGTACAAACTTCCTGCTATGTATGTTGGAGAATATGCTGAAAGAGATGCTGAAGTAACTTTAGCCTTATGGCAAGAACTTAAAAAAGAAATAGAACACCAAGACTTACAATCAATTGTTGAGATAGAACAAAAAGTTTTTCCTTGTATACTTGATATGAAAATAAAAGGTGTAAGGGTTAGTGAATCACAAGTTGATCAATTAGACCACCAATTAAAAAAATCTTACGATAAATATATAAAAAGAATACATGACGACACAGGTATATATCCTGAAGTTTGGGCCGCAAAAAGTATTGAACTTGTATGTAACAAACTAGGTATTGATGACTTTGATAGAACAGAGAAAACAAAAAAACCTTCTTTTACCAAAAATTATTTAAAGAATCACAAACACAAAGTGCTTAGAGCAATTGCAAGTGCAAGAGAACTTGATAAACTAAAAAATACTTTCTTAGAGTCTATTAAGAATTATGTTTACAATGGTAGAATACATGCGGATATACATCAATTAAAAGGAGACTTTGGAGGAACTATAACCGGGAGGTTATCTTATTCAAACCCTAATTTACAACAACTACCTAACTATACTAATATTGGTAAGGGTATTAGGTCTATATTTATGCCCGAAGAAGGCCGTAGATGGGGTTGTTTTGACTATTCTCAACAAGAGCCTAGGCTGGTGGTGCATTATGCTCTAGCAACACTAGGAACTACCGGAGTTCAATCTATTGCGGATAGGTACGATGAGGCAGGTGAAAACCCTGATGACCCAGAAATTCAAAAAGCAGCAGACTTTCATAGTATGGTAGCTGAAATAGCAGACATAGATAGAGGACAAGCTAAAACTATTAATCTAGGTTTGTTTTATGGTATGGGTAAAGCTAAACTACAAGCACAATTAGGTGTAACTGATCAAGTAGCTAGAGATCTTTTAGCAACGTATCATAGTAAAGTTCCTTTTGTAAAACAATTAATTCATCACACAATGGATCGTGCTCAACAAAGAGGTTGGATTAGAACTATATTAGGTAGAAAATGTAGATTTAACATGTGGGAACCGGCAACGTTCGGGATGCACAAACCACAAACATTTGAAGATGCGTCCATGGAACATGGATCACGGAACATTAAAAGAGCATTTACATACAAAGC